CGCGGCCAAGCTTTGATCCCTCAAACTCCCCCTTGCCTCCGTAGGCCCGAAGGTGCTTGGTCAGGAAAGCCGTCTTCTCGTTACGTTCGATGATACGCATGCCCTTGGCGGTCTTGACCGCGTAGTCGAAACCGTAGAACAGGGCTTCCATCGAAACAAACCACTTGCCCTCATCGATTTCGGCGATCAGTTTGTCCATGCGGCCCTGGAGTTCTTTCGACTCCCAGAACTTGTACAGGACGGCATTGGTGGCGAGGTGGTAGTGGTCGGGCAGCTGCTCGACGGGCGTCTCGTCGGGGATCGGCTGCATGGAGTCGTCGACGGCGACAGACTTCGTGATGTGGCCGATGATGTCGTGCTGCTCGTGCATGTAGTTGAACGGCTTGTCTTCGGGGCTGGACTTGGCGAGCCACATGTCCTGCGGGGTGAAGATGTCGTCGTTGAGGTTCCAACCGGCGGTCACCATGATGGTGCGCAGGTAGTGGAGGTCGACCTGGTCGCGGTTCTCGGCTTTGGCGAGAAGATGCGCCTGGGTGGTGCCATTCAGCTCGAACGCCGCACAGGTGTGCGCATCGGCGAGCCAAGCGACGGAAGCATTGGCCCGGATCTGCTCCTCAAGGCCATCTTCAAGTTCAGCTTTATAAACGGCGATGTTCATAGTGAAATAAGCCTCCCTCGGTTTTTACACCGGGGAGGGCGGGGTATTGGACAAATCAAAGAACTGAATACACGGCGTAAACAGAAGCTTCTATCCGTCGACGCTCCTCAGCCGAAGGCGTGGTTCCCTTGGCCGCAATGAACTTGGCGAGGGTCTCTTTGTGGAGTGCCTGGATCGGTACTGGCACCACCATCGGCTTGGAAAGGACTTCCTTCAACTTCTCCTTGGTGATCTCGTCGCCGACGGAGAACTGGCAGAGGGCGGCGAAGCGGAACTCTTCGAGGGCGGCGATCTCCTCGGAAGAAGCCTCCCGCAGGTTCTTCTTGCCGATCGACTTCAGGTAGGCGGGCTGGGTCAGTTCGGAGACCTGCTTGTGCGCCGAGTCTGCCCAGACAAAAGCTGCGGCGTACTCCGCCTGTGCGGGCTTCTCCGGCTTGACTTCCCGGCGCTGGCGGGGCTGGGTGTCGTTCGATCCCGGGGGGCGACCCTGTCCTGGCTGGCCCTTTGGCTCGTCGCCGCCAAATGGCTGACCCTTCGGTGCGGGTGGTGCTCCGGTCGCCTCGATGCCGAAGTCCTCGGGGGTCATCTGGCCATTCTGGGCGAAGATCTTCTTGACCGCCTCCTTGGTGTCCGTCGTGAACGGGCCGACCTTGGAGGGGAGATTGCCGTTGTCACGCATGCGGGCCTCGCGGCGGGTGCGGACGCGCTCGATCTCGGGGATCAGGCCGAAGCGTTCCTGGAGTGCCTCGTCGGAGATCAGTCCGCGGTCTGCCAGATCGATCAACAGGCGCTGCTGCGCAGCCTCGTCGGTCAGGGTCTGCTGGTCGAAGACGACCTGGGCGGGGAGCCGGAAGCCCATCGCCTGCTGCACGAGGCGAATCTCGTTCGACCAGAACTTGATCAGGATGTCCCGACCGTATTGCAGCCGCTCGACCAGCGTTTGCAGGCTGATGAAGTTGTTGCCGAAGCCGCCGGGGGCAGGCAGGCCGGTCAATCCGGGCGGGATGCCCAGACCGGCGTAGATGTTGTTCAGGATCGGGCGGTATTTTTCCTCGCCCAGGAACTTGGAGATGTCCGTCGAGGTCTCTTGGAGTTCCAGCTCGGGACCCCAGATCAGGTCGATCGAACCGCCACCGACATTGTTCATCAGCATGTCGGCCAGACGGGCAATAGCCGCTTCGGTCGGCAGGATGCGGTGTTCCAGGCTGCCCAGCTTCCAGAGCCGGATGTAGCTGACGGCACCGTCCAGAGCGGCAAGATCAGCCAGCTTCATCTTGCGCAGCATGATCAGGTCTTCAAGGATGGCGTAGGTCATGGGACGTGCCCAGACCTGCCAGTCATCGCGCTTGTAGTAGATGGCGACGGTTTTTTCCGGGGGGAGGGGGATCATCTTCCCGCCCTGCCTGGCCAGGTTCAGCACCTCGCGGGGCAGCTTCGTCATCATCTGCTTTTCGATGGTGGCTTCGGGCTTCTTGATCTTCTTGCTGACAATCTCGGAAACGCGCACGCCGTACCGGAAATACTTCGTGCCCAAGAACGGAGCCAGTTCCTGCCCGAACACGTCGACGGAAAGCGGGTTGAAGATCGTGTATTCCCACGGGATTTCCATGGGGTCGGGTGCTTTGGCGATGTCCGGTTTGACATCCGCAGCCTTGCCACGCTGGAGGGCGGCGGCATCCTCGTCAGCCAGTCGGGCGGTCGAACGCTTGACCACGACATTCCCGGCGCGGTAGAGCATGTTCAACAGCCGTTCGGTGCGCTCCTTGCCGTTGACCTTCGAGAACCATTCCTTGAAGAACTTCTCGATGCGGGGGTTTGGGTGGACTAGGTCGATACCCTGACAGGCAAATTCGGCCATCATGTCGATGATGTTGCGCACAATGCCGATGCGGTCATAGGCCTGCATGCAGGCGCCGATGATGTCGACGTCCTTGGTGGGGATCTGTTCGCCGGGGCGGAAGAAGTCGTAATCGCGCCGATCGAAGCCTTCCCGCACCGACACATTGGGCTGGCTGATATTGCGGAACGTGTTGCCAGCAGTGGTCTTATGCTGGATCACCTCGCCGTCACGGTAGGCCTGGTCGGCCTGGTCAGCGGTGACGAAAAGGGGCTTCTTGTCGCTCATTTGGATTGTATTCCCTATGCAGTTGGGTCTGCTAGTTCTACACCGTCCCTACCCACCGCTGCGCCGTACTCTCCCCGTGTCGCCTCGACAAACCAGGAGGGTCCGATGTAGAGATCGCCGTCGGCATCCTTGATCTCCGAAGCGAAACCGCCCACCGGGTGGTACTCCTGGGGAGCATCGGTGCGCTGGATGGTGCGGGCGATGGAGTTGGCCATCAACAAAGCCGAGTAGCGGTCCTTGCGCTGCTTGCCCGCCTTGGAGCCTGGCAGTTTGGCCCCGGGCACATCCCAGCGGTCCCTGCCGCCCGAAGTGGCGGTGTGGACGATGCTCGCCAGTTCGTCCTTCAGTTCCTCGATGTCCACGACCGCATCTTCCAGCGTGTCGTACAGCGAGATCTCATCCCCGTCCTCCAGCACGATACGGCCCGCCGCCTTGTCTTCCTCGTAGGCGAGGCCCAGCGCGGCGGTGTCGAAGGCGGGGAGCAGCAAGACTTTGTCCTCCAGGTCCTTGCGGAGGCCGTGGTTGGCATCGACGATCCATTTGCCGTCGGCGAAATTGATCATGCGGATGATGTGCAGACCCGGCTTGCCGTCGCTGTCCTTGTACTTCTTCGGGTCGGGATCGATTTCCCGCCAGAGGGGCATCTCCCCCTCCTTCAGCTTCTCCAGATCGTGCAGCGATTCCTCGACCGTCACGCCGCCACCCTGCGAGTCGATCCCCAACACTTCCACATTCGGGAAGGCGAGCATCAGCTCGCGCAGTTTGCGGGCGCAGAAGGCGTAGAAGTTCTGTTCTTTCACCACCCCGCGCTTGAGGCGCTCCTTGTGGCTCTTCCGGTTGGTCGTCCAACAATGGACAAGGCGTCGGTGATCGGGATAGAGTGCAAGGACGACGACGGAGAAATGGTCCCTTTCTGAGGCCGGGTCGACTGCGATCACATGGGGGACATCATCACCCATCAAGGAAGCGGAGAACTCGATGGTCTCCTCGTTGAGGACGATGGGGTTGTCCGGACGCCCCACCACGCACGACTCGATCAGGCTGCGCTTGAAGAATCCCTCGGAGTCGGTGGCGAATGAGGCCCCGAACTCGATCATGTAGTTGCTCTTGGAGAGGGTGGCCCGGGCGGAAGAGATCTGCTTCTCGTCCATGAAGCCCCTGGGCAGCATGTCCACGGGGATGCGGATGATCGAGAAGTCCCTCCAGTCGAAGCCTTCGGGCACGGGGCCGTCGAAGATCTCCTCCAGCTTCTTCTTGTCGCCGCAGCTTTCGATGAACGCCTTGTAGGTCTTCCAGGTCTTGTAGAAGTGGTTGAACGAGTAGTAGGCGGTCCCGGAGATGATGTTCTGGTTGGAGCGCATCACCCGGGCCTCGGCCCGATTGTCCTCGTCGGTCCACTGTCCCAGCTTCTTCAACAGTTGAACCCTGGCCTGATGCCGCACACCGGAGGCCGGATCGGCACTCACCGACGCAAAACCACGGACCACATTCTGGTAAATGTCCTCGGGGACTGACGCAAACTCGTCCACCACAATGTAATTCGCACGCTGACCGCGAATTTTCTCGCCGTTGCCCAACGGGATAGCGATACCAACCGAATCGCCGATGATCATCTCGCAGCGGTCGACATCCCGTCTCGGCCCCTGCTCACGACCCGCCCGCCCCTTGCCGGTACCGCACAGGTCCCTCAGGATTGCCCCGTCCGCCCAGACTTTCTCCATGTACTCGAAGATCACCTTCGACTGCCGGAACGATGCGCCGATGACGGCCACCTTCGATCCCTGCGTGAAGACAAGGCGCAGCATCGAGTACAAAGCCAGGATGAAGGACTTTCCAAGTCCACGCGAGCCAATAAGCATGGGAAACGGTCGCGTCCAAAGCTCCCGCAGAATCACATGCTGGAAGGGCATGATGTCGATGCCCATCAGCAACTTGCAGGTGAACGGGAAATAGTTCGGGTCCCGCATGATCCGGATCAGGTCTTCCGGCTGGATCTCCCGGTGCCCGATACTGCGCAGCGGGTGCGCAGCGTCGACAGGAAGAGAGATCAGGCCCTCCAACTGATCCACCGGGGTAGTGGGGGTGACATGCGCGATGTCACTCTCGGACAGGAGCCAGGCGTGCTCAATCAGCCTCTTGATCCGGTCCTGTTCCTTGGGGTGACTTGGCATCGAGTACTCTCCGGAAGATATGGTGGGCGACATCCATCCCGTGGCGTCCGGCGAGGATGATCTTCACGGGGTAGTTGATTTGGAATTCCATGAGGCGGCGCAGGATGAAGGGGCCGCGGACGCGGACGAAGGGGATCTTCGACTTGGGCAGGCCGGAGCCGTAGGGGAACCGCATGATGTCGTCGAGCGTGAACTCCAGCACGATGAAGGCGAACTCATACTCCCGCATCCGCTCCAGTTCCCGCACGAACCGGTCCTGCGTGATGTTGGCAGCGAACTCGGCGACCGATCCCTTGCGCTCGATCGTGAGGATATTCTCATACCCCCTCATCGTGTAGTCGCCCGTCTTCAGCGTGCCGATGTCCATCCCGGCGCACGACTTGCCAGCCCCGAAGGTCCAGCCGTCCTGCTCCCGCGTGTCCTTGATAACTGTAAAACGCTCGTCTTTTTTCATAGTTCCACCAGCCTTCTATGGGTAATACACCCGTTAGTCGTCGCTCAGAATCGTCTCGGCGTTGAGTACCGGAAGATCCTCTGCCCCATCCTCGAAGGTGTGTGCGGAACCCAGTCGCTTGTTCTCCCTGTCTGCTGCGTTTCGCAGCAGCTCCATGTGCCGTCCAGCGAACTCCCTTTCGTCTTCATTTTGGAGCCGTTTAATCGTTCCCAGGAACGTCTCCCGCGAGGACTCCACGCGTGACACACGCTGATCCCTGGTCGCTTTGAGATCCTTGAGCAGCGCCTGGTGCTTCTCTTCGAGCTTGATGAACTCGGTCGAGCGGGCGGCCTCGGCGGACTTGCAGGCCTGGATCTGGGTCTCGATGCCCATGACGTAGTCGCGGTCGGACTCGTCCATCATGGCGGGGTCATCGTAGCGGCGCAGGAAGTTGTCGCGCAGCTTGGACAGCCTCGCGATATCCTGGTTGGCGTTCTTCTTCGCCTTGCTGTTGCGGTGCATCATGATTTCCAGCTTGATGACCAGGAAGATCTGGGTTTCCTCGGTCACGAGGACGTCCTCGCGGAACTGGGTCATGTACTGGGCGTACTTCTCCTCGAAGTAGAGCAGCTCGTCCTCGTCGAGTTCATCCTTGAGCTGTCTCCAAGCCATGGTCTGGCGCAGCTTGTGGCGGGCCTCCAGCAGGCTTTGCTGGGTCTCGCCTTCGGGGCGCGTAGGAGCGTCGACAGGTAGAAGGCTATGTTCGGTCAGGTAGGTCAGGACCTGCTTCTCGGAACGGTTCAGGCGTTCGGCAATCTGGACAGGCTTCATCTTGTTCGAGTTGGCGCGGATGAAACCCTTCTCGGCGTTGGATAGCTGGCCTTTCTTGATCACGACAGGATCTCCCGGATACATTTGAGGACCATTTCCCTCTTGGCTTTGGGGACGGATTCACCGCACTTCATACGGAGGTAGGCCGACCGGATCTCGGCGGGGAGGAACATGTCGATCTTGGCAACGATCTCGTCCTTGTTCAGCGACTCGGTGAGGTCCTCGCAAATAGCATCAACATCGTCCCGGTCACCGAGATCGACGGGGCGCATCAAACTCTGCTTCGCAGAATTGCGTTTTTTCCAGGCGATGAACTTGGCGCAGTGGTTACCGTCCTCATGACGGCCACCGGCCGAGCACAGCTGGCACGGCGGGTCGTTCCGGTGGAATCGGTCCCGCTTGAAATTGATCAGCCGGTTTTTGATGTGCGTGTAGAGGAAGTTTGCGAGCGGGCGAGAGCTGTCGTAGCGGACCACGGCTTCCATGGCGAAGATGAAAGCCTCTTGACGGATGTCGTCGGAGTCGAAATATCCGAAGGAGAAAGATTTGGCTAAGACGTCGCAGGCTTTGTTGACAGCTTCAAGGAACTCTTCTTCGTTAATACCTTCAGGCAGGGCCACGAGGCGACTCCTCGGTGGACTCATCATCTTCCTGCAAAAGCTGGGCGACGACGTGAGAAGGTGGGTCAGGCAACTTCAGTTCAGCCTTGACGGTCTCGGCTAGCTCTTCGCCTGGCCTGCTCTTGACTGTCGACGCTATATCCTGCGGAGCAGGTTCTTTAAAGTGATCGTTGTTCATTGCAAAACTCGTAAAATGTTATGAACAGTTGTCTACAAAGTAGTAACCAATAAGGACATACCCCCATGATCCAATGGACCGAGCGCATGTACCAGTTCCTCCGGAACAACTTTCAGAGGATGGAAGACAAAGATATCGCGGCGTTCTTGACGAAGGTATACGGAGTCAAGTTCAACGTGCGGATGATTGAGCACGCCAGGGCGAGGCTGGGTCTCATCAAGTACCGCTTGCGCGAGGAGCAGGTGAAGCCTGTGCCGAGTGAGATAGTTGAGGCGTGGGAGAAAGCAAAGGAAGAGGGCGACTAGGGTCGCGGGGGTGAGACATTAGGGGTTTGGGGGCTTGTCGCGTATAGACCCCCCGCGCCCCGGCACCCCCCGGATATATCGTGATATCAAAAGATAAAAACCCTATCTCGAGATAGCAAAGTTTTCGGGCAGTTTTGGCCCTGCCGCCTAGGGCGAAAACGCCCCCAAAAAAAACGAGACTTTTTTTCGTTGACATTTCCAAGAGGCTAGCCGATTATGACCTCACCGGCCCCGAGGTGGGCGCCGGAGATTGTAGCCCTTGGAGTTTCGACCGATGCGACAGACCGAGCTTTTTACCAGCTTCCGCACCACTTCCGCCCCCATGCCCCAAATAGCGGCGAGGGTAGCCCAAGGCGAGCTGTTCCCGGAGTTTGCCGGATCCTATGCCCGGAGCATTCCCCGCACCGAGGCCGCAACCATTGCAGCCGCAATCGTGACCGCCGCCCAACTGCCCCCACCAGCTGACCCCACCCCCAAGGTGAGAGCGGAGCGGAGGGGGAAGACAGAGAAGATGGCCCGCAAGGTGGCCCGCATGGCCAAGCAGGCCGCACGCCGGGAGAATCTGCGCCGCAAGGCGATCAACCGGCGAGAAGAGGCGGAGGTGAGGCGAGCGGCTGACCCGTGGGCACACCTGCCCGCCCACCCCATCGACCGGAACAAGGACCCGGAGAGGGTAGCCGTCAACGCCTACCGAGAAGCCTATCGGCTTGCCAAGGAGGCCAGCACCGCCCCCACCCCGGAGCATGCCGCCCGACTGATCGAGCAGGCCCGAGCACACTTCGCCATCGTGGTGGAGGTCACCATACCCGAGACCCGGTTTTCCGCCCGTACTGGTTCACTTGTCCGGCGTGCCTTGGGCATCTCAAATCCTAGCGCAAACTTGCTCAAATATAGCACCGGCAAGACAGCGGCCGAGCATTTTAGCGCACCCCGGGAGGAAAGGGACCTAGGCCGAGGGGTTTACATCGCCGCCCACGCCCGTGGGAATCGTCAGGATGGCGACGCCTACGCCGCAGCGGAGGCCGCATCCGGCCGGGCGTGGGTCAAGATGTTGGAGTACATCAACAACGGCGAGGAGCTGCCCCACTGTCGGCAGGTGGTGGAGAATCCGGAATGCCGGGATCGTAACATGGCCGCATTTATGGCCGGACTCGCCGCCCGCATCTACCGGGAGGAAGTGTACGGCCGACACCGCGCAAACTGCCGCCGATACAAGAGCGGCAAACCCGTGGCCTTGGGCGAACACGACCCCGTCGATTACAGGCAGGACATCGGCAAATACACGGCCGAAAGCGACACCCGCCTAAAGCTTGTCCGGGAACTGGCCCACGCCATGAGTCTGGAAGAGATGGAGCCTCAGGCCGACCTTGACCCCCTGCGCCGGGTTTACGGATTCGCTGCCCGGTTTGGCGGTAGCCGCGCAGGCCGACCCCGTAAAGGTGAAACGGTGACCGAGACCCCATTTCACGAGATCATGGGCAGCAGCAGGGCGAACGGCTCCCGCATCACCGATGCCATGTTGTGGCGGATCATGGGCCACATCCGGGCCAACCTTGCCGACGACATGGATCTAGACATTATCGGCGAACGGCTCGAGCTGGTCCGGATCATGTACCGGTTCTGCACCTTGCTGAACCTGACCTACCGCATCAAGAACAGGGCATGACCCCGGAGGGGAGGGGGGGACCGCCCCCCCGACAACCTAACCACCACCCAGCCCGGGAGGCCGAAAGGCACCCCGGGCTTTTTCGTTGCCCAGGCATCCGCCCGCCCCCACCACCAGGGCGACCCCGCCCCCTGGTATCCGCCCCGGCCCCCAGCATTGGCCCACGGACCCGACCCCGCCCCCAACCGTACCGGGCCAACTGGCCCGGTTGACATAATGTGATAGCAAGTGATCGTGAGACAATTTGCCCCGGACATGCACCTAGGAAAGCAAGAGGAACACGACCAAGCCAAGCAACCAATTGATAGCAAAAGATATTGAGACAATATTGGCCTGACAGGCACTCTGGACGGAGGGGGAAAGCAAGGTGCCAACCCCCACCACAACCAACCCCCAAGGGGACAGACCGATGTTCAAGACCGAAGAGATCAACGCCACCGCCACCAAGAGCCTCGCCAAGGCTGCGGAGATGATCAAGGCCAACATACAGACCGGGCCATGGGTGTGGCCAGTACGGGCCATGATGGCGATCTATGACCGGCAAACCGTGCTGGAACAGAACGCCGAAACCACCAGTGAGGACAACGGGGTGGGGTTCAACGGTCTGGACGCTGGCATCCTGTCCAGTTTCGCCAAGCAGGTGGCAAGGTGGGATGGCACGCCGGAAAGCCAACGCCGGTTCCCGGTTCCCCTGTCTGAAAAGCAGCTGGCCATCGCCCGCAAGAAGATGGCCAAGTATGCGGGCCAACTGGCCCGGATCGCCCGGGCCAAGGCGGAGGCCAAGGCCGCGGAGACCCCTCCCAAGATGGTGGAGGCCCTGCCCGCCCCCAAGGCCACGGAGGGCGGCTACGGGAAAGAGCTGGCCGAGCCGACCGACAATGACCGGGCATTGAACTGTGTCACCACCATGGACAAGAAGGGCGGGTTCATGTGGTGCCCGGGGTGCAAGGAGTTCAAGGACCTGTCCGAGAGGTCCAGCATGTTCAACCAGCATGAGAAGGGCAGGGCTTACCTGTGCTACCCATGCCGGGACCAGATCGTCAAGGAGTCTGGTCTGAGCTGACCAGCCCGGTTCGCCCGGGGGATCTGTCCCCCGGGTTTTGTTGTTCACTCAAAGGAGGTTTGTCATGTTTGAGGTCAAGATCGTAGAGGGTTACATGGATCCGAGTTATTGCAACCCCAGGCATTCGGGGACCTTCCGAGGGGTGGGGCGATCCAGATCCCCCAAGACGGCCATGCGTCTGGCCCGGGAGGCCCTCGCGCTGGACTACCGCAAGGATTTGGACCTAGCTTCGAGCTGTCCGATCTACGATTTCATGGAGATCCGGAAGAATGGCAAAGTGATCTGGCAGAAATACGACTAACCAAAGGGGGGAGGGGCGAAAGCCCCTCCCCCCTTTTTTTATTTATTTTTTTTATTTTGAGACAATATTGCTCCAATCTGCACTAAGGGGACCGCCCACTTCCAACCGTCGCCGCCACGCCCTCCGGGCCATCCCTCCGGGCCATCCCTGGAATCCCCACCCATTCCTGAGATTCTGTCTTGTGTTTTGTACCGGGCCATTTGGCCCGGTCGAGATCAAATGATAGCAAGCGATATTGAGACAATTTCGCCCTGACCTGCACCTAGGAACCAATCGCCAAACCACGCCACGCCACGCTAACAATTGATAGCAAACTATGGTGAGACAATATTGCTCTGACAGGCACTCTGATTGAGGGGGGGAAATGGCCCATCTCTCAAATTGGAGATTCTACCGTGCAAACTGAAGAGTTCCGCATTGCTTGCGAGCGCAAGCTTGACGCATGGGTGCCAGCCTGTGGGGGAACCGAAACCCCATTCAAGGCGCGGAGTGGTGCCATCCTGCTGTACTGCTTCAATCCGGCAACCGGGCAACACGCCTACATCGATCAGGGTACCGATTGGGTACTGACCTATGAAGAGGCTGAGGCCCACCTTCAACGGTGAGACAATTTTGACCTGACAGGCACTCTGATTGAGGGGGGCGGCAAGGGGCCAAACCTCTCAACCGAGTTAACGGGAGTTCTTCCATGCGTATCGGTTTCGACCACATTTTTCAGGTCTGGCGTGTGCTGTTCCACGACCAGCTGATTTCTATCGACGGGGTTTTTTCTTGGGACTCCAAGAAACAACTCCATAGGGACCTGGCCCGCAAGGGTCTGGCCCTGAAAGGCAACAAGGTGGTTGTCATCCGTGAGACAATTTCGGGCTGACAGGCACTCTGAGTGAGGGGGGAAAGGCTCCCCCCTCCGATCTTCTCTTGAAAGGAACACGACAATGGCCGAAGTGATTGCGAAGAAGTTTTTCCCCCAAAGCATCATCAACACGGTGAGCGCCAACGGGTTGAACCTGACCAAACCCAAGCGCGGGGTCTGGGTGGAAATCTGGAAAAATGAATCCCGGGGCATCTGCTCTGCGGAAATCTACGACGATAACCAGGATGAGTATGCGGAAATCGGTCTCTGGATCGAAGACGGCGAGCTGGTGGATTATGACGGGGTTTTTGCGATGCCTCGAGAAGTCTGCGCCCTGCTGAAAGAGCAAGGCGTGAAAATGGGTCCCTTCATCGAATGATGAATGAGACAATATCGGTCTGACAGGCACTCTGGGTGAGGGGGCGGTTTGCTCCCTCACCCTTGTTCAAAGGAGATTCGTGCGATGAAACAAGAGAATTTCTACAGGCGTGAATTCTGGTTCGACAACGGCTTCGGCTTGTCGGTTGTCTCACACTCTGACAGCTACGGTGGCTACAAGGGTTTGTTTGAGATTGCCCTGCTTCACCGTTCCGATAGGGATCGGTTGTTTTACGGGCCAAGCTGGGAAGATGTTCGGGGTTACCTTGATTTCGCCGATGTGGCCAAGGTGATCCAAGAGGTGAAGGACTATCCGGAAGACCGACCAGTCGGTGATCTGGGCGGACCTTATGCGTCGGTTTTGGTTAGCTAACAAGGGGGATTTGCAATGAACAAGCTTTTTGTTGATCTGTTCGTCGCCGCCTATATCAAGTGCGGCTTGTGGGCCTGCTGTGATGAGAACGGCGAGCCGCTGGATGGTCTGTACACCACGGACGATCTGAGCAAGGCAGCCAAACAAAACATCCGAGAGGAATGTCGGTGCTTCATCGACGAAAACGCCGAGCTGCTGGCCGGAACGGACGCGGAGGCTGCTGGGCAGGATTTTTACCTGACCAGGAATCGGCATGGTGCCGGATTCTGGGATGGTGATTGGGGTGAGGCCGGTCAACCGCTGACCGACTCCGCCCATGTGTGGGGGTCGTCTTACTTTTACCCGGATGACAACGGTGAGATTTCGGTGATGTGAGACAATTTGGGCCTGACAGGCACTCTGGCTGAGGGGGGCAAGGCGCCCCCCAAAGCCTACGCCAACGGAGGAAAGCGATGCTGCTACCTGTGATCACTCTGGCGGTTGGTTTGGTTTTGATTGAGGCGGCTGTTCTTTCTATGGGAACCTTGGAGGACTACCAATGAGCAAGGGCTACAACGGCTGGACGAATTACGAAACCTGGTGTGTCAACCTGTGGATGGACAACGAAGAAGGGTCCTACGACTACTGGCGGGAAGTTGCTGAAGATGTCTGGGATGCGGAAGATCCCGACCGGTCCCAGCGCCTGCTGGCCGACCGGATCAGGCAACAAATCGAGGAAGGACAGCCTTTGACCAAGGGGCTGTATGCCGACCTGATCGAGGCGGCGCTGTCCGAAGTAGACTGGGATGAAATCGCCAGCCACTTCATCTATGACCTGAAGGCGGAAGCCAAGAAGGAGGAAGTCGAGACCGAGTAAAGTCAGCGCTTGGGGGTGGGCAAGGTGCCCGCCCCCTTCTTTGTGGAGGACGCGATGAAACACGCCAAGCAAGAAGACGGGATTTTCTACGGAACGACCGAACAGGGATACGATCTCTACCTGTGCGAGTCGATGGGTGGGCAGAGTCTGGTGGCCCGGTTCGGGGATCGTCCGGCCGACTACGAAAGCTGCCCGCTGCTGGTGTTCAGGAGCTGGCTCAAACCCGGCGCATCAATCAAGGTGGGGGCCAAGTCGTTCCCCATGATCGAGTGGATGGACCACCCGACCACACCGGACTATGTCCGGGGCTGGAAAAAGATCTTTGAGTTGAAAGGGGGTGCATGATGGGTTGGACGCATTGCCAGAGTTGGAAGAGCAAGGAGCAGGTGGTCGAGATGATCATGGAGGGGCGGAAAGGCCCCTCGGCCATGGCATGGGAGGGGGGAACCTGGGTCCACTGGTCCGTCGCCACGCTACGGGACGGCAATGAAATCATCTGCTGCTACCTGATCGAGCCATCGGCTCAGGGGTGGGGCTACAAGGGTATGGACGAGTGCATGGGACCCTACTATTACAGCTGCCCGCTGGAGTTTCTCGAGCGGACAGACAACAGCCTGTACAAGAACGAGAAATGGCGTCTCGAAGTTCTGAAAAGGAGGACCGCGGCATGAGAATCAAGAGTCTGGGGCGCCCCCACCTGATCTCGGTGGGGGCTTTTGATTACGCATGGGATTTTGAATGGGAGGACGACAACTGGGCAATAGTTCGGGGCTACCGCCACTATTTCAGCGTGAGCGAATCCTTTACGGATTTTGCAGTGGCGAGAGCATCCAAACAGAAATTGTCCAAAGGACTGAATGGGCCTGACCGACAACCGCTGGTGGACCTGTTCAACGGATTGTGGACCAGGCTGGACTGACACAAGGGGGGAGGGGCGAAAGCCCCTCCCCCCTTTTTTTTATTTGTATTTGGTTTTGAGACAATTACGCCCCAACCTGCACTAATAGATACGCCCACATTTTCCCGTCGCCGCGGCCCGCCAACCTGGCCCCCCACCCCATCCCGGCCCACCTAGCCAACCCCATCCCCTTTTTTTCTTCTTGTTTTTGTACCGGCCCCTTCGGGCCGGTCGGCAATAATGGATAGCAAGCAAGTGAGACAATATCGACCTGACCTGCACTAAGGGATTGCGCACTCCTACCCGCGCACATCAACAACTGCTATCAAATGATAGTGAGACAATTTGCCTCCGACAGGCACTCTCAATGCCGAGGGCAAAACGCCCAAAGCAAACGAGAAGCTTGTGCGATGAGACAATTTGCTCACGACAGGCACTCTGGTTGAGGGGGGCAAAACAACAAATTGCCCGCCTTCAATAAAGGGTGCCCAACACGGTGAGACAATATCGCCGCAACAGGCACTCTCAGTGAGCGGTGGTTTCGCTCAATAACTTGTAGCGAGGATGACATGGCTGTTTCCAAGAAACGCAAGAAGGCGGCTTCTTTCAAGCGGGATCAGGCGATGCGGTTGGCCTATATGGTCTCGCACGCCAAAACCGAATGGGAGGCCATCGAGGCCATCCAGAACACGCTGGACGGTTTACCCGCCGACAGCGGATGGGTAGACTGGGGCAACCGTCTGCTGGCCTACCTCAAGGGCGAGGTCAGCACCCCACCCTTGCAGGTGATCAAGGCGGATGGCAACAAAAAGTTGCCCTTCTACGCATGGTCTGTCCTGCCGCTGTTCAGCTGCCCGGGGAAGGGGGCGTGCGCTAAATTCTGCTATTCGCTGAAAGCGTGGCGGTATCCGCAAGCCTATTTTCGTCAGGTCATGAACACGATTCTCTACCGGTTCCGCAAGGATCTGGTGGCGGACCTGTTTCTGTCCCTGCCGGAAGGTGTCACCCTGCGGTTGTTCGTCGATGGGGATTTTGATTCCGCCGAGACGGTGGACTTCTGGTTCAAGCTGCTGCGCCTGCGGCCCGATGTTGTGTCCTACGGCTACAGCAAGAGCTGGGATGAGTTGTACGATTACGCCGGTTTGTGGCCGGACAACTATGTCCTGAACCTGTCCAGCGGTGGGCGGGTTCGCAAGGTCACCCTCGAGATGATGCAGCAACTGCTGATCACCCGGGGCCGGTTTGTGGCGGTGCCCGTTGATGCCAAGTTCATCAAGATGGGCAACAAGCGGTTCAAATCCGCTGAATACCACGCCGCGGTGCGGGAATCCGCCCGCCGTCTGGGCCTTGGCAAGGCCATGAGCTGCCCCGGCAAGTGCGGCAGCTGCATCAAGCGTCCGAGCGGCAACGAGCACGCCTGCGGGTCTCGTCGCCTGATCGGTTTAACCATCGCCATCGGCATCCACTGAGACAATATCGTCTCGACAGGCACTCTGGTTGAGGGGGGTTTTCGCCCCCCTCTTTGAAAGGAACAAGCAAATGAAGAAGATCACTCTGACAAGTCATCCGCTGGTTCACACGCCGGGTATGCTACGGTATGCCGAGGCTGGCTACCAAACCAGCAAGGGACGGGGGCGGACCCCATTCATTAACATCTTCGCCGAAGGCTACGGTCTGGACCGCAAGCTGACGGTGGCGTTGCTGTCCGGGAAGATCCCCTACCGGGTGGAAGGGGACACGGTGGTTCTGGAAGTCAAGGAGGGTCAGGTATGAAACACACGGTGTGGGCAAGGCTTGGAATCAGTATCGAGTTGGACAAGCCGCTTGAGGCATTCGCCAACGAGGATGAGCTGGTCGAGGCGGCAATCAAGTCAATTCAGGCAAAGCGGTTCGAGGTGGAGGGGGATGCTTATATCCCCGGCCCCTGTCTGGATGACCACGATGAAGATTTGCAGTTCGACTACCGTGACGATCTGGAACTGGGCAGTTTTTACCAAAACGAGCAGGGGGAAATCCTATGAGCTACATGCGTGAAGCGTTCGAGCAAGTGGTCCAGGACCGCAAGGCGGTGGTCCGGGAAAGCTGGTATGTCATCCTCTGGGAGGACACCCAGTACTACGGTGGCCCCGAGGAGGGGGGCTGGTACGGCTGGGATCACGAGCCGGTGGAGTACGCCGTCTACCCCAACGAGGAGACGGCCCATGCGGTGGCCGAGAAGGTGCGGGAACGGGCCGATGAGCTGACCCGCCTTTCCCGTCGCCGCCACGGGGAGCGGTGCCTGGCCGAGCTGGAATGGCTGGATGCCCGCGGTCTGGATGCGGATTACCTGCCCGAGCCGGACCAAACCAGCTACAGCGTGACCGTGGGGAATATGATGCCGGAAGCTGTCTACGGTGGACGACACTACGATTGAGACAATATTGTCCGGACAGGCACTCTGATCGAGGGGGGTGGCAAGGTGCTGCCCCCCTGTTTTTGGAACAGAAAGGATGAACACAATGGACGAACTCATCAACGCTCTGAAGGCTCTGGTCAAGGAAACCATCGAGGAAGGGATCAGCGAGGCCGACATCTCCCAGAAAGTGGAAGAGGCGGCGGAGGAGCTGGACTTTGAATCGCTGGTCACGGACCATGTGGATCTGGGGGACTTGGTCAAGGAACATGTGGACTTCGAGGATCTGGCCAACGATGCCATCGCCTGTTCGGTGGAGGAGGTCGTCGAGCGACAGGTCCGAAAGCTGGACTGGGGCACGATCATCGGCAGGGAGGTCAACCTGACCGAGACCATCAGGGAGAGCGTGGACCTGACCGAGATCGCCAACGAGAAGATGAGCGAGATGCTGGCGAAACGCTGGGAGAACAGCCAGAAAATCCTCGACACCTACATCGAGGAAAGGCTGGATGTGGCCCTGCGGGACAAGGTCGAGATAGTCGTCGAGGAGAAGCTGACCGGTTCCTTCCACGACATCGACCGAGACCTGAACGAGAAGCTGACCAAGGCGGTTGGCCCCCTGATGGATGAGATCGCCGCCCTCAAGGCCCAGCTGGCAAAACCCTGGTGGAGGAAGATCTTCGGATAGTCTTCGGTAAGCAGGGGGTGGGTATGGTGCCCGCCCCCTTTTCGTCAACGAAAGGAAGTGCCATGAGCTTTTACGCAACGATGGTCGGCGAGATTTTTTACCCGAACCAAGAGGATTTCAACGCTGTCCTGTCCGTTCTGGAGGAGGGGGGCTGGGTCGAGGAGGATTTTTTCCTGGACGGGGGCGGGGACCGGATCAGCAAGACGCCCGACATCGACCGGGAGCAACAGGTGATCTCGATCCCCCATGCCTGCCACCGCAACCTGTCCGAGGTAGAGTTCTTCCCGCCGGGGGCGAAGGGCCGGATCGTCGCGACATCGACCGATGGGTGCTTCGAGGGGTGGGAGATCGAGGACGGGGAGAGAGCCAGCTACGATCTCGACGAGTGGGCGGCTGAGAATATCGGGGAGAAGTGTCCGGACTGCGATACGGACTTCGACGGGTTCTGTGACTGGAGAAGCATGGTCGAGGATGAGTTCCACAACTGCCACAACTAGGAGGACAATCATGAAAGACAGACATCCCGAG